GAGAGAGGCTGGCTTATGGCTTTGCGGTCATGCTTGATGCCCTTCTCGTGACTGCGCCGAAGTCAGCCTCACCTAAATTGGAAAGGACCAGACATGGCTGTTGAAAAAGGGATAGGGGCTGGCAATCCAGAAATGGTTGCTCAAGAACAGGCCGAGATTGATATTATAGAATTTCCTGCCCAGTCCGGCGTTATGGAAATGGATGATGGTTCTGCCATTGTTGGTGAAATCGTTGAAGAACAAATTGTTCAAGATATTCCTTTTGATGCAAATCTAGCTGAATTTGTTGATGATGGTGATTTAGGTGTTATTGCATCTGATCTATCTGGAGACATTGAAGATGATTTGTCCTCCCGTCAGGATTGGGAAGACACATATAAACGCGGTATTGAGCTTCTGGGCATGAGCTACGAAGAGCGTAGCCAGCCATTTGAGGGTGCTACTGGTGTTGTTCATCCGCTTCTTGCCGAGTCAGTGACGCAGTTTCAGGCACAAGCTTACCGTGAGATGTTGCCATCTGGTGGTCCTGTTCGCACACAGACTATGGGCGCAGAAACGCCACAGCTTGTTGCTCAAGCTCAACGTGTTAAAGATTACATGAACTATATGATTACCTACGAGATGGAAGAGTATGATCCTGAAACAGATCAGATGCTATTTTATCTACCGATTGTTGGCTCAACATTTAAGAAGGTTTATTTTGACCCACTGTTACAGAGAGCGGTTAGCAAATTTGTACATGCTGAAGATGTTGTTGTTCCTTATGGCGCAACTGATCTGCTTACTACGCCGCGTATTACGCATATTATTCGCATGGATAAGAACGAAATCCTGAAGTTACAACTTGCAGGGTTTTACAAAGCCATTGATTTACCGGGTGGATCTCCTAACACAGAGGACTATAGTGGCGTAAAAGAAGCTTTAAATGAAGCTCAAGGCGTACAATTGTCCGGTTCTGGGTCTGAAGAGCTTGTGCTTCATGAGGTTCATACGTCTTTGGATTTAACTGGCTTTGAAGATATGGATATAGAGGGTGAACCTACTGGTTTGAAAATGCCATATGTAGTTACCATCCTAGAGGCCACCAACGAGATATTGTCTATTCGCAGGAATTACAGCGAAATGGATCCGCTAATGCGTAGACAGCAGTATTTTGTGCATTACAAGTTTTTGCCCGGTCTAGGCTTCTATGGATTTGGCCTTACACACATGATTGGCGGTCTATCTCAGGCATCTACAAGTATTTTACGTCAATTGATTGATGCTGGCACGTTATCTAACCTACCTGCTGGCTTTAAAGCTCGTGGCGCTCGTATTCGTGATGAAGATGAGCCGCTGCGTCCCGGTGAGTTCCGCGATATAGACTCCGCTGGCATGGATATTCGTCAATCTATCATGACATTGCCGTTTAAAGAGCCTTCACAGACGCTATACAGCCTCTTAGGAGGGCTTGTGGAGGCTGGTAGGCGGTTTGCGTCTATGGCAGACATGAAAATAGGCGAAATGGGCGGAGAAACGCCTGTAGGGACTACAATGGCGATTATGGAGCGTGGCACAAAGGTCATGTCAGCCATTCACAAGCGTCTTCACTACTCTCAAAAGCAGGAATTTAAGATTTTAGCCAATATTTTTGCCAGAAACATGGCTCCTGTGTATCCATATTCTGTTCCAGGTGCGCCTCCAGAGATAAAACAGACTGATTTTGATGACAGAATTGATGTTTTACCTGTTTCTGACCCAAATATCTTCTCTATGTCGCAGCGTATCGCCTTGGCACAGACAGAATTGCAGTTAGTCCAGTCTAATCCAGAAATACATGGTGCAGAGCAGGGGTTATATCAGGCATATAGAAAGATGTACGAGGCTCTTGGCGTTACCAATATTGACGCTATTTTACCCATTCCTCAACAGCCACAGCCAGCTAATCCAGCCAAGGAAAATCAAGAAGCCATGCGTGGTCAGCGTCTGCAAGCGTTCCCTGATCAGAACCACGAGGCTCATATTGAGGCTCACCTTGCCATTTTATCAACACCAGTGGCACAAGCAAACGCAACGATTGTCATGACCTTGCAGGGTCATATTCAGGAACACATTGGCATGATGGCAGAAATCCAAGCACAGCAGGAAATCATGTCTCAGCTTGATCCAGAGGCTGGAATAGTATTGCAGGAAAACCCACAAATGGCTCAACAGCTACAAGGGCAAATTGCTAGTAAAGCTGCGGAGCTAATTGGTGAACTGACTGAGCAATATGCACAAGCTGTTGCACCTGCCGATTCAGCCCAGACAGATCCACTTGTTCAAATCAGGCAACAAGAACTGTCCTTGAGAGGCGCAGAAATTCAAGAAAAGGCTCGACAATTTGAAGAAAGACAAGAGCTTGAAAAACAAAAAGAGCGCAATGATGTTTTGTTGGCTCAACAAAGACTTGATTTAACCGAGGAGGCTACTGCGGAGAAAACCCGTGTGGCTGAAGAGAGGATCCAGACCCAGCGAGATATTGCTGCGGCAAACTTACAAAGGAAAATGTGATGTCTGCAAGTTCTGTACGTTCAAAATTTATAGAAGTTGAAAAAGAAAAAAAGCGTCAAACTCGTTTGAAGGAAGCTGGTGTTGTTGCTGCTCCTGTTAAGGAAGAAGCTCCAAAACCTGTTAAGCCTGTTCGTGCTAGAAATGAAGATGGCACATTGAAGTCTGATGACAAATCAACTCCTAATGTAAATGAGGCTTGGGTAGGCGGAAAAGCACCCAAGAAAAAAGCCTCATCTAAAAAGAAGAAGTCATGACTGACAAAAAAGATACACCTCCGTTGAAAGATCTAATGCTGGGTCTTAGCGATGAGCAGATAAAGATAATCAAGGAGGCTATAGAAGCGGGTAAGAAAGGCTTTAAGTATGATACGAAGACTGGTCAACGCGATTTTGGATTTAGTAAAGGCGGTGGTGTCTGCCGTGGGCAAGGTCGTGTCTCGCGTAAAAGAGAGTTTAAAATCTATTAATGGTTAAAAAACTTTCAGAAAACTCTAGGTTTGCACAGTTTGACCTAGACAATGACGGAACCGTGACGGATGAAGAAATCGCTCACGCAAAGGATATGCTTGAGTTAGAGCTTCGTGAGGAAAAAGCGGACGCACAAAAGCGCATGGCTTGGGTGGCTGTGGCTAGTATGGTTGGCTTTGCCTTATTGCCGTTGGTTCCAATGATACCAGAAAGCAGATTGCAGTTTTTAGCAAGTTTAAGTGATATGTTATTTTTAAGTCAGGCATCTATTGTGGGATTTTATTTTGGCGCACAGGCTTATATGGCTAAAAAATGATACACGCATTTCTATTGGTTGTGGTGTTAGGAGGGAAAATCCAGAGCCAAGATATGTACTTCAGGTCCGTTGTTGATTGTAATTTCTTTGCATCACAAGTGACCAAAAGGTACGGAAACTACCAACATTATAATAGCGTTCCCTCAGAACATAAGGTTACGGCGTATTGCAAACCAGTTAAAGTGAGTCCAAATAAAGAGTTATATTAATGGCTTTAAGAGAGTACATTCTTGTGATTTCAATGTGGGGCAATGATGGAGTTATTGATCATTACATTGGGCAAATGTCACTTCAACAGCCTATGAGCCGAAAACAATGCCATTGGATGTTGGAAGATGAGCGATGGTCAGCAGCTTATGATAATAAGCATTATAAAATGGCTATGCACTGTTTTCCGAAAGATTGTGCGGGGAAATCAACTTGTGAGTGAAGAAAAGAAAAAACCAGTTTCTGTATCCGTGGGCGAAAATAGTTTTGAGCTTGTATTGCGGATATTAGGTAATGAATTTGTAGCAATTAAAATTGGATCTACCAACTTTAGCGGTAAGTTAATAGCTGGTGGCGTGTTACTTTTATTTTTTACTTTCATGTTAATGGAAGTTTTTGGGCTAAGTAAAATTATGGGCGTAGAATGATGTTTTATTTTTTACCAATTTTGTGGTTTTTTGGATTTATTGGTGGATATTATTTAGGCTAGATAATGGCTACCAAGTTAAACGAGAACACAGAACTGGCAATGCCAATACGCAATTTGATTGCAATGGTTGTTGGTGCTGCGGTTGGAACTTGGGCATATTTTGGAGTGATTGAAAGACTTAATAGCATTGAAAACAAAATCATTCTTATGGAAGCTGACTTGGGGCAGAATACAGAGTTTCGTATCAAATGGCCTAGAGGCGAAATGGGAAGTTTGCCAGCAGACAGCGAACAGTTTATGCTGATAGAGCATTTGTCTGAGCAGCTTGCTAAATTGCAAGAGCAAATAGATGAAGGTCGTGCGCCACATGATCAACAGCAAAAGCTGACTTTAGATTTTTATGAAAAGCGTCTTACCAATATTGAGGCGCAGATTGAGAAGATGAGGAACGGACAACGTGGTAACTGAAACAATTACACTGATACTTTATATGGGCGGTGATATTGCAGAGCATACAGCGTTTGAAAAAATATCTAAATGTCTTAAAACAAAACGAAAGATAGAAAGAAATCTATACAAAAAATCAACATCAGTTAGGTATGCTTGTGAAAACAAAACAGTTGTAATTGAAAAGAATGATGATGGTTCAAATTATATAGTGAGGATAGTAGAATGATACAGGCTTTAATCGGCCCTATAGCTTCACTGGCTGGCACTTGGATGGAGTCTAAGGTAGAAGCTACCAAAGCTAAAGGTAAGGTCGCTCAGGCAAAGGCAGAGGCCGAAGCAGAGTTGA